ATTATGTTTTCGTACTCTAAATCATAGTGTAGAGTGTCGGCCACCTGAGAACCAATATCATTCACCTCAATCAATACATGTGCCATATTGTATTTATTTCCCACATTGTAGATCACATTGGGATATAATAATGGTGAAATTGTATTATCTCTAAACACGGCTACCTGTGTATAGGGCATTTCAGAAACATCAAAGACAGAAAAAGCAGAATAATCTACACCCTTACCTTGTGATGTGTCTGCAACCAATGCATATGTACGATTTTTTACGGGTTCAGCATATACAGACAAATTATTATTAATATGATGAGGTGATTTAAATACCATCGTTCTAAGCTTAGAAGGAGCAATTAAGGTATATGTTGATCCTACAAATTCACACTCAAACTCCTGAGTAAACTGTACTTCAGAAGTGTTTCGTATTGTCTCTTCTTTCCATTTACCGTCTCTGCCCGGCATTTCCGACCAATGAACTTCTATCGGAACATAATCACTTCTTCCCTCTTCTGCTTCTATCCACATTTTGTAGAACATATTGAGGCCAAGTGGAGTAGAAACGATTAAAACTTTTGTTGATTCACCAGAAGAAATAGTAGGATAAACTGAAGTGAAGAATGATTCGGCTATATTTTGAGGAACGTGAGCAAACTCATCAAGGAAAATGATATTAAATGAACTACCTCGAACAGCACTAGAAGAAGTTGCTGCAGCAATCACTTTACTACCATTTTCTATTTCAATATTACCTTTGTTCCATGTAACTACACCTTGTTGTAACCATTTAGGTAAATGTTCGTAAGCAAGTTGTAATCTAGAAAGTAGTTCTCTTGCTACCGCCCCTTTGTTTGCAAGAATGGCAACATTAACACTTTCATTAAATAAAATATAATGTAAGAGAAATGCGATGATAGTGGTAGACTTTCCGGTCTGTCTAGGCATTTTACAGATCACAAAACGATTATCATTGAACTTATGTATCATATCTTTTTGATAATCATACATGGCAAATGGAACTAAACCTTTATCTACATGAACAATACGTACATGATTCTTAATAAAATGTTCAGTATCTTCTTTACATTTCATGTATTGTTCAAGTGTTTTTTTCGTCCAATTTATCTTCTGTCCAACGTTTTTGAGGTTGGGGTTCCCGAGATAATTTTCGCTGGCCATATTAGTTACTTAACCTTATTATATCGTTTTTTAACACCTTTAGACTATCTTCCGACTACATTCTGTATATTCGTTTTTTATATATTGTAAACAATCCTGACAATCTTTAGTCTTTTTTTTCTTTGCCTGATTTTCAAGAATTTGATTTAACGAATTAAGCATTCTGTTCTTCGTGTGTTTAATTTGTCTTAAAATAAAATTATCAGAAAATTTTACTTTTATCATTTTTTCGCTTTCAAAAGTTTCTGTAATTCTGCTGTTGAACCCACAAATACGGCATTATTAACAGCAACACCAGGACCACCCTTCTCTATACTTAGTTCTTTTTTAGTTTTATGTAGAGTCATTAATTCTTTATTTGCATCTAATCCAGATTTAATTAATTGACCCACCACTTCGAACGCGCGTGGGTGTTCGGATTGTTTAGCAATCTCCAACATTTCTTCTACTGCATCTTGATTTCTTTCGATTAAATTATAGTAATTTTCACGGGCATAATTATAATCAATATCATCATCTTTACCAGTTTCCGGTATAATTCTAGAGGGTGGGTCCGGTTTAAGTTCTGCAGTAGGCACTAAACTTGTAATTTCTAAAATTTCGTCTATACGACCATCTAATGTTTCTTTCATTGTTCCTCATTTTATAAATTAACATCCAAGCCAGTTGTTACATCATTATCTATAGGGGGATCAAAAAATTCTACTGTCTGTGAATAACCAAAATCATCACTTGCTACCACATCATTAGCACCCGGAATTGTTGTTATTCGTGTTTTAATTCCTGCTAACGCGGCATCAGAACTCGATTCACTAAGGAGCCGCATTCTACCCGTAGCACCCGGAGAACCGGCATCGGCGTCAAACAATAGATAATTTGTTGTAAAATCAGTACTATCTTCTAATGTAATATATTCTGGAACTTCTGGTTCATCAGAAGTGGTTCTAAGGTGTACTAAAACTTTCTTCGTAACTGATCCTGATTTCACATCAGGATAAATATAACCCTTCATCATAAAATTTAATGTCCATATAATCTCTCTTTTTACAGAGCCACCAAGACTATATTCACCTTCGTAAGAATCTTCAATCGAAACATCATTCAATATTATTGAAATATCTGGTATAATATTCATAGAAGGAACCAAATTCACACTAACAGCAAACTCGGGGGTAAAGAACGGTACAATCTGTTCAAATATTTGAGCACCGTCTTCTGAGCTATCTACCATAGCAGATAAAGTAAAATCAAAATTATAAGGTACTGGATTATATTGTTTCATCAATGTAGTAGAATTTGTAGCATTATTAGCCGCATAAGTTCTACCTACAGTATTTAATTTTCTAGTTGGATCATATACAATAGCATTTAAATCAAAACCCATTCTCGGCAAACTTGTTCCTATACTCTCATCAGCTTTACTACCTCTTCGTACACGCAAAAGCATTTTATCTTTAGACTCATACGCAATAGGAACTTTAATTTGTTCAACAATTACACCTGAAGCATTTTTTCTCTGAATATTAATATCATTAAAAAGTGTTCCAAATACAGCAACATATTTTCTAATAGTTTGATGATAATAAGTTGTTCCTAACATTATAAACTCCCGAAAGGATTACCTTCGGTGAAATCTATAATAGAATCTGCCTCTTGTTCTATTGCTAAATTATCACCTGAAGATGCTGAAGTGGAGTCTTGTGCATTGAATGATGTGATGGTATAACTAGCCCCGGAACTATCTCCAACAATATTTTTTGTTCCAGAGAAATTGCCCGTCATATTAATAAGATTCAATATCTTGGTTGTGGAACTCCAACTAGCCACCTCACCTGTTACAGTAGCCTCGGCTAAAGAATCTCCTTGATATACAGTTTCTTCTACTGTATAATTTCCACTTCCAGAATCCATTGTAAAATCTAAAGAGTATGCTTGTAATCGTTCAATCTTGTCAATGTCTTCTATGCCTGTATCCAATTTCTGGTCGGAATATGTAAACATTTCACACAAGATATCAAAAACTTGTAGTCCACCGGTCTGATAAAATATCGATTCATCTTCTACAAACAAAACTTGAAATAATGCATTTGTCGTAGGGAAATATATTAAATCACCTTCTCTTGGAGAAGTGTCTCTACCTTCTCCAACTAAACCCAATTCAGACCATCTGCGTCTCGCTACAGTAAATGTAATTTGGTCTTTTATTTGTAGACCGAATTTTGCAACAAACTCACCCTCACCCTCAAATCCATCAATGGTTTTAATATACATTTCAATAGTGTGTGCACTATTATATTGTGAAATAGCATCTTCACCTAATAGTACATCTTCATTAACAAGAGTCCTTGGGCAATAATAAACATCGATACCATAAGTCTTAATGGATTCAATCATTAAGTTCTCTGTTAATCTCTGATCTGCTGTATTTTTTCCGTGATGATTGAAATAAGGATTTGTTGCCATCTAAAGTTATCCTATCAAATGATCTACAGGTAATTCATATCTTAATTGCATTTGTTCTTCTACAGTTTGTATTTCTGTAACTGCATCATCATATAATTGTCTACCATTAAGAGTTAGGCCACCAGGAAGCTGCATGCCTTCATATTTAATTAAATTTTGTCCCCATTGCTTTTTCAGCAATAATGTGGCATATTGTTTAAGAAACATATCACCCCAGATATCCGCATATGTGGAAGGGTCTAAAATTCTATCACATTCCACCATTACCCAGTCGTCAATCTTTACATCCTCTCCCCATGAAATATCCAACCACAATTTATCTGCGTGTCTATTATATCTAAACATAGGAGAGCCGGTAAACATATCATTGATTAATTGTAAATGCTGTCGTTTTATTTCGTGAGATAACAAATCACCACCTAAATTCCCCACTTCATTTAATGCCCATTGATATTTAACAGAAAACATAGAAGAGTTATCCGTATCATCAGAAAAAGGCATTATTCTCCTTACACCAATAATAGCTTCTGCTATATCAATATATTTGTTATCAAAATCGCCAATAGTAACTGCTGTAGATGCATGAGTTGTAGCTGTGGCACCAGAAGAATTCCCTGTTAGTGTTTCACTTGTCGAAAATGTAGTAGTTGTATTACTATAATAGGTATTTCCATCTCCGCCAGATTTAACTTCAGGGTTTTTAAATCTAAGTGTAGTATTAGCACTATGATATTCATGTACTTTAGCCTGTACACCACTTGTTCCTCCGGTAATTATTTCACCAGCGGTAAAAGTTCCTGTAGGTGCTCCTGCTAATGTAACAGCGGATCCTGTAATTTGATGTTTGAGATAAATGTTTTCTGTTGCATCGAAATGATATTCTTGAAAAAATTGGAGTGCATCATCTACACAATCTTCTACCTGGTCATCATCTAGGTTTAAATCAACCACAGGCCATCCAAGTTTTCTCTTACAATAATCTTTAAAAGTTGTTCTAGTAGTCGGTTGTGCCATTATTTTGTCGCCTCCGGTGAAACTGTTATAATACCCTCTACTACTCTTTCTATATCACCCCCTGATTGTGTATACTCTACATCATATACATAATTTCCGTTTGAGATTGCTGTTGTTTGTGTGGAGGTCAACGAAACCGTTACATTCGAACCTTCTATTGCTGTAGTGAAAGCATGAACATTATTTGATGAATGGTAGGATTGCCGCATTTTACCTGCGGTTGTACCAGAAGAAATTGTAACATTTGCTCCTGCAGAGTCTTTCGCAGTAATAACTTTTGAAAATGTACACCCTTGGTCTAATACAAAATTAAGGGTTTGTTTTTGGAGGGTTAACGCCACTATTTCTCCTTATATTAAATATTTATAGTTCTATAGTATTTATATGATAAGGAAATTTATAGTTAGTTCAATTTTGATTTTAATTCTTCAATTTGAACTTGTTGTTCTTTCAACGCTTCTAAAAGAACGGCCGTCATTTTTGAGTATTGAATTCCTAATGCCTTCCCTTCGCTATCATGAGATACTAAATTAGGAAGTACCTTGTCTACTTCTTCTGCGATAAGTCCATAATGATTTTTCTCATTCTTATCCTTTTTCCAATCAAATGAAACACCTTGAAGTTGTAGAACAGAAGGAAGTATGTTTTCAATATTTGAAATATTTGTTTTCATTTCTCTCTGAGATATTTCTGTAAGACTACCATTAACAGTTAAATTATCACCAGTATATACTTCAGAAGTTGTGTGTCCTATTCTAACTACTATACCAGAAGTTTCAGTTGCAAGTTTTAATTCGCCTGTTGCATTGGTAATATAAGAAT